CAAGAATGCATGAAGTTCTTTGTTTGCATACAGTGGAATACCACCGATCTGCTTCTCACCATTCTTAAGCTTAATGGATACGTTGAACCACGCATCAGCTTCCTTACGGGCCATGTTAGATACATTGTTTATGCGACGGTTTAGCATGTTAGCCATGATTACTTCTCCTGAACTTTAATTAGAATAATTGGGATATGATTTACCCCACCCACCAACGCCAGTTGGCCCTTAGTTGTTAGACTTATGTCTAATGGATGCGAGTAAGATTAATGAATAACCTGTGTTGCGCTTTGCGCAACGTGTATGTCTGTGAGTGGGTAGTGTGTGCCCAGAAATGGGGCTTATTAGTGTATAGGGTACTATCTGTGTAATGAGTGATATCTAAGAACTTAGTATCACGGTTAGTACAAGCTCGACATAAGCTATCTAAAGGGTGTTTAAGGCAACCCCATAGCTGAGGTTACCTACTACTTAAGGTGCTTCTACCAGTTGTCTGTGTCCTTCTCCTCGCGTATCTTTAATATCAATACGAAAGGCCAACACACTATAAACAAACAAGTAGCTATTACCACTGAGATTGCAGTCAGCACCCACCTAATCAAGGTTAGACAAATAGCTGCCACTCCAAGTATTAACGCCAATATAAACTCCATCCTATTCTCCTTGACCCATAGCATAGTACTCATCTACGATCTCTTCTGCTTCTGCGTATGCTAGTTCATACGTTGGGTAACGTGCGTGTACATACCACTGACCATCAGAGATCAGCTGTAATGTTCCATTATCATACTTGAAGGCTTCTCCACGTAACATGAACATCCTTCCGTTTGGATCTAACATTACACTCTCCACGTACGCTTGTTATTAACAGGTACACGACGTACCCATATGTGATGTACACCTGACAATGCCAGGCATACAAATGGTAGTGCTATAGTCACACCTAACGGTGTATAAGCTAAGGCGACTAATAGTTCTAAATTAGACATACTGATACTCCCGAACGTACACGTTACCCACACCAGTTCACTGCCACCTTGCGGTGGCGTGTCCTTCGGATAAGATATAGGTAACATATCGTTAATGATTAATCTTGAATAGAATCAAGTAGTTGCGAAACATCTACTTCACTTTCTTCTATTTCATAGGTTGAGGTGAACTGTTCTACATACTCCAGATAACCTAGAGTCTGATCTGCTGATACATAGTCACTGAACATAGTGCTGCTCCTTGTTGTTATGACTACAGGAGAGAAGAACTCCCTCCTGGTATAAAAGTGGTTAACGCACTCTAGTCCAACCCTTAAGACTAAGCTTAGGTTGAGACTGAATACGCTCTATTGTTGCTAAGACTGAATCACGAGGTAACGCCTTATCCTTACGGTAGACACTACGGCTCTTAGTCATAACGTAAAGAGCACTGGTATCTAAACGACCAGACGCAACACGAATAGGAATACACTGCATGACGCACCTCCAATGGTGATAATGGGAACTGACCTAATGCCAGTACTCCACCCACTAGCGCCAGCTATCTCTCTTAAGATCTCTCTATCTTGGTGTGTGTGTGTGTGTTCTTTTAGGGCTAAAAGAAATACCCCCCAACCTTGCGGCTGAGGGGATTTGTTATACGGCTAGTGCCTTGATCTTGTCTGCTGCCTCGCGTTCCTCATCTCGGAACCTGATGGCTGCGTCTTCTGCTGTTTCCAACAGAGCGTCTGCTGTATTGATGACACGGTTAAATAAACCTAGGGTCTTGATGACTGATGAAAAGAACTGACTGATTGCTTCGCGCATTGTATGCACTCCTGATTGATTAGATTAGACGGGGGCCCCCATCCATTCATTAGCGCCAGCTTTTAGTATAGGGGGGGGTATTCCAGTTAATGTGCTGTTAGTACTACAGTAATGAATCCGTACCCAGATTATAAAATCCCATATAACCTGCCCCCTCACTCGAAGAGCAGTACCACCAAAGGTGGTGCTGATTATTATTTTATTATTTTTTATAAAACCTGTACTTTTTTTATAGGCAAAAAAAAGCCCACTAGGGTCAGTGGGCGAAGGTCTTACTAAAACGAACGTGTACCAGTTGGTAAATGCCAACTAAGATTAACTATAGTGATGTTTAAATTAAAATCAACTGTTATTTCAATGACTTATGAAGTATATTAAGCCGATACACTAACTGATCTGGAGTCCTTATGGACACTCTTACCTTAGATCAGTTTAAGCAAGCCCTTCCTGCTCACGTTAAGAAAAACGTCAATCAAGCAATCATCGACAATGTTAATACTTTAATCAGTGAACCTGAGATGCGTGAAGCATATCGGGATAACTTGATTAGTTATGCACATGTGTTGAAGAACGGTAAGTTTAAGCTGAGTAATTACTTAGACGCTGTGCGCTACGTTAGCTATAAGCTAATGGGCAATACCAATATAGACTCTTATTCAAAGGCATTCCCTGAGAAGATCACTAAGTTTCAGAAGCAAGGCGTCGCCAGTAAGGACATTGCTAGCTATGTGACTGCGTTTAATAAATCAAAGCTCGTTAATCTTATTTTAGAACAGACTTTGGTCCCCTCTTGGGTCTTAAACCAAGACTTATATCAGAAGGCATTGAATACGCAGGCGGATCTTATGCTGTCAGCAAGGTCTGAGAAGGTTAGAAGTGACGCAGCGAACTCACTGCTTACACACCTAAAGCAACCTGAAACCCAGAAGATTGAATTGGACATTGGGATGAAGGAAGACAGCTCTATTAATGCGCTCAGGGCTTCGACTATGGAACTGGTAGCTCAGCAGAAGATGATGTTGAAGGCTGGCGCTATGCACGCACAAGAAGTCGCACACAGTAAGTTGATCATAGACGCTGAGTTTAAGGAAGTGTAATGGGTATTAGTGAGTGGGTTAGTAACCTGTGGCGCATGCCTAGAGAATATCACGAGAGCCCTATTGCGTTCAGAGCCGCACGCTATCCTGGCGGCGCGGTGCGGATACAAGGGGAATACATCTGGAGTGAGGGCTTGAGCACAGGAACTGTGTGGAAAGACCTCCCGCTAGTCAGTGTAGATAAGAATGGGGCAGAGATTTAACTATGACTGAATTGACAGAGAACTTACTAAATATGTTTCTTATGTTAGGTATCGTGGCTTACATACTCGACATTGTTTGTAGTGTTAGTTTTAGTGGTGACGATGAGGATGAGGATGAGAATGGATCATAATGAAGAGTTAAAGAGAGTTGAGGATTACCTTAACACTACAAGCTACACAGTTGATCCAGAGTATGTCCCTAGTGACTTTGCTCTAGAGTTTGTAACGTTTGTTAAACTGGTTAATGGGGCTGATGGTGAGGAGAACCTGACCCCGTTGGTTCATTACCACATGCTAGACACAATTACTCATGGCGGTACGCGTATTGCCAACCTGTGTCATCGTGGCATTGCTAAGACAACGTTAATGGGTGAGTACTTGTTCTTGTACTTAGCGACCTATGGCTCTATCCCAGGGTTTGGTGATCTATCACTTGCTCTATACGTGTCAGATAGCATCGAGAACGGTGTTAAGAACATGCGTAAGAACCTTGAGTTCCGCTGGGAAAACTCAGACTTCCTAAAAGTGTACGTCCCCTCTGTAAGATTCACAGACATACGTTGGGAGTTCACCAATGCTGACGGGCATACGTTTATTGTAAAGGGCTATGGCGCTAAGACAGGCGTTCGTGGAGCCAAAGAGATGGGGCAACGCCCCCAGTTAGCAGTACTGGATGACTTGTTCTCTGATGAGGATGCTAAATCTCCTACGATTATAGAAAACGTAGAAGCCACAATATATAAAGCAGTGACATACGCCCTGCATCCTAAGAAAAACTTAATCATCTGGTCAGGTACACCCTTTAATGCGAAAGACCCACTGTACAAGGCGGTTGAATCAGGTGCTTGGGACGTTAACGTGTTCCCCGTATGTGAGAAGTTCCCCTGTGAAGAGGAGGAGTTTGTTGGCTCATGGCCTGATCGCTTTAGTTACAAGTACGTAAGAGAGCAATACGACATTGCAGTAAAGACCGGTAAGGTGAAAGATTTTAACCAGGAGATGATGTTACGCATCATGTCAGAGGAAGATCGCCTAATACTTGATACTGACATGAGTTGGTACGCACGCGGTAACGTACTAAACAATAAACAGTTGTTTAACTTCTACATTACTACTGACTTTGCGACCTCAGAGAGAACGTCAGCGGACTATTCCGTCATTTCTGTGTGGGCTTACAACAATAATGGTGATTGGCTTTGGGTTGACGGAGTCTGTAAGCGGCAGTTAATGGACAAAAACATTAATGATCTGTTTCGTTTGGCTCAACAGTACCGCCCCCAACAAGTGGGCATTGAAGTGACAGGCCAACAAGGTGGTTTTATACAATGGGTACAGGATCAAATGATGCAAAGGAACATATATTTCCCATTAGCATCTGAGGGTAATCAGCAAAAGCCAGGCATCAGACCCAACACAAATAAAATGGTTCGTTTTAATACAATGGTGCCCCTATTTAAGGCCAATAAAATATTCTTTCCGGAAGAAAGAAGAAGCTCACCTGAGTTAGTTGAAGCATACAATGAATTAAGTTTAGCAAGCCCCGGTGGTTTCAAGTCTAAGCATGATGATTTCATTGATACAGTGTCAATGTTGAGTGCCCTAACGCCTTGGAAACCCACCCAACACGGTGAATTAAATAAACGAAGTACCGGTTTAGATATTTGGGACGTTGACGTCCCTACAGACGATGATAGTAGAATTAGCTCGTATATAGTTTAACCCTGAGTCCTTATAATAACGGCTAACGTAACACTCTCTTGAGGTTAGCCAATGCTATTGTCAGATTTATTTATGTACCTTGCTTATGGGGAGTTATCCCAGATGGCAATTGGCACTAATAATCGTGGTGGAATAGACGAGTCTGATTACCCAACATTAATTAGCCACATTAATCTGGGACTCACAAACTTACATAGTCGCCTGCCCTTAAAACGGTCGCAGGCTATTATTACGCAGCAGTCAGATCGTACCCTTTACCCATTAACGTCCGTCTATGCAATTACTTCTGCCTCAGTAGGAAATGATAGGTTTATCCTTGATTCTACTGCAGAACCTTTTGTAGATAATGTATTAAAGATCGAAGAAATTTACACAGAAAGTAATGTTTTATTGCCTTTGAATGATTCAGCCAAAGCCAATTCATTGTTTACACCCTCATTCAACACACTTCAGGTACCTACACCTGAATCTAACAAACTACTTGCCGTACTTTACCGTGCAAACCACACGCAGCTGCCAGCTAAGCGTGGGTTAGACATTAGTGCCATTGAACTAGATATCCCTGCAGTACTTATTGAGCCTTTACTTACGTTTGTAGTTGGACGCGTTGCTGCAGCGGGTAACAACCAGACCAGTATTCAAGAAGCAGCGGCTTATCAACAGAAGTATGAAGTACAGCTACAGCAAATTATTCAGTCTGGCGCGTTGTCAGTGGATCGTCCCAGTAATCTACGCATGAGGAGCAACGGATGGGTATAACAGCTAATTTTGGGTCATCAACCAGTACAAGTGATGGTGATGTTGCTTATGGCACGTTGGGTACATACAAGTACGTACAGGGCGACACTGGACCACAGATGCGCTTCACCTTTACTGATGAAGACACTGGCTTACTTACAGACTTAACTGGTGCGGTAGTAACCTTACGTTTACGCCCAACGGGTGGTAGCACCGTGTTGACCCGTGAGTTATTCATTAACTCAGGGGCAGCAACCAATGGCGAAGCCATTGTAATTTGGCAAGAGGGTGACTTGGACATAACACCAGGGACTTACGAAGCAGAGATCGAAGTCATCCTGAGTTCTGGGTTACGTGTGACTCTGTTTGATGTTGTGGTTCTACGGATCCGAGCTGACTTCTAATGAAATTCAAGTCTGGTCTGATTAACAAGCTGGCAGCCCAACATAAACAGTTGGGTGTAAACGCCAGCATCAAGATTATAGACGCCATTGATGCGTCTATTGAACGTCTTGGGTTATCAGCAGACATCTCCCCTATTAACAAACTTGCTGCCGCCATTGAACTAGGCGACTTTATCATCCACAAACAGATTGATGAGAGCGTGTTGGTAGTGGACGGGTCCACTACCATAGACACGTTCGTAATGAACTTCTTTAAGAGCCTCTCTGACGATGTTGTTGGCACTTCTGACAGTATTTACAAGTTTGACACTACAAAGGGCCTCAATCATACGACTGCGATTAGCTCGCATGTGGTTACAGCGCTCTCCAAGCCCCTACAAGACGAGGCAGCACTTACAGATACATTCACCTTCCTGACGGATAAATCCTTCTTAGATGGCTCATCCGTAAGCGACAGTGATGTATTAGCAGTCGGTAAGTACCTAGCCAATGCTGCGTCCTTAGTAGAAGAGTTACGTTACGCCTTATCACGGGGTATCTCTGATGGCTCAGCTGCTACTGATAAAACAGTCTTAATAACAGAAAAGCACCTTGACGATATAACGGTGTTTGCCGATGACGCGGTTTTACTTTCACAAGGCTACGTCAATGACGCTTTTTATTTTGCAGATGACTACATAGGTGCATCTCGAACAGCTTAAATAACTGGGGAATTACACATGATTAATGAAAAAATAGGGAATTACACATGATTAATGAAAAAATGAAGTTGTCTGGGCACGTAAGCATCGTATTACGTGATGCTTCTGGAAAGATTAAAGAAGAACGAGAGATCAAAAACTTGATTGTAAACAAGGGCTTACAATATATTGCTTCCCGTATGGTTAACTCCAGCACAGGCGTCATGTCACACATGGCACTCGGTTCCAGTACCGCAGCCGCAACTGCAGGTCAGACTGATCTAGTGAGTATTTTAGGTTCCCGCGAAGGTCTGGACTCCACCAATATTAGTGGCGCTAACCTTGAGAAAGTTGTTTACGCAGCTTCCTTTGAAGCGGGTGACGCAATAGGTGCTGTGACTGAAGCCGGCATATTCAACTCTGGTAGTGCTGGCTCTGGTGACATGTTGTGCCGTACTACATTTGCTGTAGTGAACAAGGCTGTTGATGACACGATGGCTATTTCTTGGACAATTACTCTGTCTGCAGCTTAATACTATAAGGGGAGATTAATGACTACAATTACAACACGTAATGGTAAGGGATCACCTCTTACTTCTACTGAATTAGACGCAAACTTTACTAATCTACAGGCGGAATTGGATGGTAAGTATTCTGAAGCAGAGACTGATGCTAAGATTGTTGAGTTAAGCCCACCTGCGACTAAGTCTCATGTAGAATCTTTAGGTATCTTGGCTAGCAGTATCACAGGTGCTCTGCCTGCTATCAGTGGTGAGAACTTAACTAACCTACCACTCCCTGGTGCCGGTCAAGCTTCAATGGTAACGCATAAGTATGTGGCTACTGATGGGCAAACTGATTTCACAGGCAACGACACTAACAACGTACCCCTTGGGTACATAGTTAGTGGCCTCATTGTATTCTTAAACGGTGTGAGGTTAGATACCAGCGACTTCACAGCGACAAACGGCACTTCCATTGTGCTAGGTACAGGCGCAACAACAGGCAGTGAGCTAGTAATTTTAGCGTTCAAGTCATTCACAGTTGCAGACCATTATACGAAGGCTCAGGCCGATGTGTTGCTGGGTGACAAGGCTCCTTTAGCTGACCCAGTATTTACTGGCGAAGTAGTTGCTGCATCATTCGCTGGTGACGGTAGTGCTTTGACAGGGGTCACTGATACAGTTTATGACTCAACAGCTATCGATGCAGTAGTTGCACTTAATACAGCTAAAGTAAGTAACGTAGATCACCCTCTAGTTGAAACAGCAGTACCTACAGGTGCTTTGTTTACTGATACGGTTTATACAGACTCTAATGCGGTATCTGCAGTAGTGTCATCAGACCTCGACATGGGTGGTAATAAAGTACTGTTTGGTAATGTCTACACCAATCTCACAGACCTTCCAAGTGCATCCAGTTATCATGGTATGTTTGCACACGTTCATAACGAAGGTAAAGGTTACTTTGCTCATCAAGGTAATTGGATAAGCTTAGCTAATGAATCTCAGATAACTACACTTAACACAGCTGTAGCATTAAACACAGCTAAGGTAAGTAACGTAGCTCACCCCTTAGTTGAGACTGCTGTACCAGTTGGTGCTGTGTTCACTGATACTGATACTGTTTATAATCACCCAACTAACCACGCTATATCAGTAATTACCGGTCTACAAACTGCGCTTAATAATAAGGTTGATGACAGCCAAGTATTAACCAACGTGCCTTCTGGTGCTGTGTTTACTGATACAAATACTGTTTATACGCATCCAACTAACCATGCTATCTCTGTTATCACTGGGCTACAAGATGCCCTTAATGACAAGGTAGATGATAGTCAGGTGTTGACTAACGTG